CGATTGCTACCATTAAAATAGCATTTAAGATGCCTGAGGGCGAAAACGGTCGAATCGAGATGTTTCACGTTCATGAAGCTTTACGCAGGATGATCGATAAAAAACAAATATCTTTTGATTTAAGTTTACCCCCTACCGAACCACCTAAAACTTGGAGTAATAATGAAAGTAATTGATGATATCGTTGATTGGGCGGAAGTCCGTGGTCTACTTTATGGTCCCGATATACAACCTGAAAAACAAATGTTGAAACTTGTAGAAGAAGTCGGTGAAACAGCTCGAGCACTCGCCTACGATGATGCACCTGGATTGAAAGACGGGATAGGGGATTGTGTTGTTTGTTTGATCGTTTTAGCTGAACAAAAAGGTTTAACGCTCGAGGAGTGCATGAAAGCCGCCTACGATGAGATATCTCAACGAACAGGTCGATTGGAAAACGGTTTATGGAAAAAACAAGAAGACCTCTAGGTTTCTTGCCTTCTAGTACTGCTTTACTTCGCGGTACTCTTAGGCATACTTGTAATAGTTGTTAAATGGTTTAACGACACTAACTAAGAAAGGAGAAAGATATGGATATTGAAAAAATCCAACAACAGGTGGCTGACCTTAAAAACAATGTCAGTTTATTAGAACATGCTACAGTCAGCGAATTTAATTCAGACTTATTGACTTCATTACATCGTATTACCGATGTTTTAGATAGCTTACAGCCTCGAGTAATCGATCCTGCTGATTTATCGAAAGAAGCCGAGCAAAAAGTACTTAATACATTATCTGAGCTAACTGCTCGTATCGATAATATAGAAGCTCGTGAGTATACTGACGACGGTATTGAAGATATTGCCAGAGGTGCTATCCAAAATATGGACTTCAGTGCTGAGATCGATGATTGTAGTTTATCAGTGTGGGCAAGATGATTAGCGGATTACTTATAGACCCGTTCGAGCAAACTGTTACCAGAGTAGAGTTGTCAGAAGACTCTACCTTTGCCGACGCTAAAAAGCATATGCAACTTGATGGACCCCTCGACGTTGTTACATTAAGTGACGATACGATGGTAATAATTGACGATGAAGCATTATATAAAAAAGATATGCGATATTTCAAGCTAACTGAGTTTCATACACCATTAGCAAATCGAGCCATCGTTGTTGGTTATGACGAAGAAGGTGCAACTATTAGTGGTAGTTATAATGCTGATACGATCGAGTGGATGCCCGAGGATCATGTCGAAGAACCTTTTATGCAATTTATACCGATTCCCGATGAGAAGGAGATGCACTGATGAAACAAGAAAAATTAATTATTTATTATCATTTATTCGTACCATGGATACATGACGGATACGATCGAGCTGATTTATTAGAAGCTTGGTCTAGTGGTGAGTCTCCCGAAGACCATGCACTAAGTATTGCAGCTTCTTTTCCTGTGCAACATTTCAAAAATTGGGACGAAGTAAAACACCACTGGGATAACGGTTGGGATGATAACCCATATGATGGCAGTAAAGATACTGAAGACTTAAAATTTAAAACTTGGTCTGATTGGTATGAACATGATGGTTATGTTGAAGGTATTCCCGATACTTTAGATGTCGAGTGGGATTACGATGATGAGTACTTTACACCTATATCAATGAGATGAGATTTGTACCACAACTAAGCGAAGAACAAGTCAAGTTTTGGGTAGAAACCGAAAATATCGATTATATCGAGATTATTAAGTTGATTGCTAATGGGGAGATGAGTCCTAAAGCATTAAATACTGAAATATTTGATAACGAAAATTGGGATCCAACGGAGGAATAATTATGGGATTAGATTGTTATATTGTTCACAGTAATGACCGTGAGAAACCTTTTACAGCTGAAGATGATCCACGTATAAAAGATATTAATTTATGCGGTGGGATGATGAGCGGTCACGGTGCCGACGGATCGTTTCGAGGTAAAGCTTATGAGCCTTTAATGGATGAACTAATGGGAGATGACGGTATATGGCATATGCCTGAAGATAGTTTTGGAGTTTTACCTGAATGGCTAAAAGAACAAGCTCAAGCTCTAGCTGATCTATTACATGCAGTCGAATCAGATGCTAAAGAAGAAGAACGCACTTTAGAACACGATACGATAATTTATCAAACACATCACGGATCACCGTATGAATATACTTATCAAGAAGTCAAAGACCTTGAGTTGTTATTACGCTGTGCGAGTGAGCGTGGTGCGGTAATGCTGTGCTGGTGGTAGTGCAAGGCTGCTTTTATTCGCTTTGCTCGGCTTTATACTATATATATAGCTGGTAAATAGGTTATCAGTGATTAACTAAGAAAGGAGAATGAGATGAGAATATTAACTAAAGAAGAGATCTATGCTTATAACCAAGGCATTAGAGACGCGAAAGCAGGATTACCTTGTGACGCATCGTCAACACGAGTAACAGCGAACTACTTCGGAAAGTTCGTCAATGATTACTACTCAGGCTACACAGTAGCGGAGTCAACGATCAAGTTACAAACTAAATATCCTGATTACGATACGAGCGTAGAAGAAGTAGAGCTTAGTGATTGCTTGATGTCAGAAGACGCTTATTACGAATCAGCGTTAGCATGACAGTACAAGAACTAATTGATCACCTTCAAACGATTAACGATAAAAGTTTGGAGGTTAGAGTTTTAGAAAATAATCCAAGTGATCCAGAAAACAATACGACTAACTATTGGTTGGATGGTATTTCCGTAGCCAACAAAGAACAGAGTGGTTACGAGTTAAGTGGTGAAGTTGTTTTAGTAGGTAATGAATAACATGACCGACTGTACTCTATGTGACGAGCCTATTAGCCAAGGACGAAGAAGCCTTGGCTATATGACTTGTTTAGGTTGTGGTGAAGCCGCAGCCAACGAGTTAACGGAACAGCGTAAAAAACAGATTGCTCCAGTGTATAACAAAGGAGCTTATCAATATATAACTGAAAACGATTTAGAGACTATCGGGAGGTAGTTATGATTATTTATACAATAGAAGTACAGGACGGTGAGCGAACTTATTACGAGTGGAATTTCGATCGAGAGCGTAATTACGTTGATTATTTAGAAGGCAAGATTACTGATCGTGACTTACTTTACGATGTTTATGGAACAGAGTTAGAGGACAGTGATTGTATCGATCTTGAACAAAAAACCAAATCCTATCAGATTGGTGATGTGATAGCCTCGATCGAAAATGTCAACTCTATTACAGAAGAACATCTACAAATAGTAAGGAGGTATGTATGAACGATCCAGATAAAATGAGACTGTTTTTCTTGATGGTCTTTGTGTTGTTGATTATGACATCGTACGTGGTTTTGTTTTAATTAAGCTCAACTCCCTTGGGCTTGACCCTCGGTCAACGGTTCGTTGATCGGGGGTTTTTTATGCCTATTAATCTATGTGTATTGTTATTCTGAAAATTAAAAAAGTTTTTGAAAAAAGTTTTGCAAAAGTACTAATATCTCTAATAAACTAATAGATTTGTTCTACAAGTCTCTTGGTTAAGAGGTTCTTTGGTTTTACAAAACTAATAGATTTCTATTACTCTATTAGAAACTATGGTAAGATTACCTAGAGGGCACAGGAAAACTATTTATTTGTTAATAAAACTAATATGATTGTAATAACTTTATGCAAAGCTCGGAGCTAAGATGAAACAGTTGACATATACATCATTGATGCCAACAGAAGACGGTAAAGGATTCGTTGACGAAAACGGTAAGATTTGGCAGCCACTCAATTCTAAACAAAAGAAATTTTGTAAGGAGTACTTCAAAGGACAAACTGCGACTGAAGCAGCAGTAAAAGCAGGATATACGAAGGATCGCAAGGGTGCGAAGACACAAGGCAGTGTATTACTAAATCATAACCCAGTTGTAAAGAATTACTTGATCGACTTGGAAATCGCGGCTTCGGAAAGAGACGCAGTTTCCCTAGAGAATCACCTCTCTACCCTCCACGATCTACGGGAGGAGGCAAAAGACCAAGGTCAAATATCCGCTGCCATCACAGCCGAGGTTCATCGGGGCAAGGCAGGTGGACTCTACATCGATCGACGCGAGATACTTACCGCGAAAATCGATTTGATGTCCAAGGACGATATACTCGATCGACTCGAGAACCTGATCAAGAAAAGAACTTTGGATGCAAAAGTTGTTGAAGGCGAACTAACCACGGACTGAGTCGCACGAATCGCGGATCGACTCTATCGGTCTACTCTACACTCTACTCTACTTGCTCTACTCTATCCACTGAACACTGTTCCCTGACCCATTCCCATACACTGATAGCCACTCGTGCGAATCGCCCAGGATTGTGTAGCATTCGGGCGAATCATGAGGTTTTGATGGCAAAATCTTTTTATTCTTTTATTCTTTTATTGCTTTACAAGTAAAGCGGTTTAAGGCATGATGACTGTATCAATTAAGTAAAGCGGTTCTTTTTTGATACCTAACTAATATTAACCGCTGAGGAAAAGATTATGAATAAATCTAACCAAAAAACTGCCACTTCTAAAGTGGTTTCTTCTAACCCTTTCAAGCCGACTGGTAAAAGTGGCGGTGGAGTTGCTCAGACGATGACTCTGACTCTTACTGAGAATGCTCAGCAAGATATGGTTGTTGCACCTAGACAAGTCCAGCTTGTTCTAGCTTACTTGCACGAGCAAGGTGGCTCAGCTACTGTTAAGCAGATTGATGACTTCTCTGTCACTGCTGATGGTGACATTGCATGGTGTAATGCATCAGGCGATGCTTATGAGCAGACCCCGAGCAAGATCCTCAGAACCTACATCAGCAAAATGCGAGGTGCAGATGACTGGGGCAAACATGGTGTGAAAGTCTTAGTCAGCTAAGACCACACCACCCACCAAAGCCCACTACTCAGTGGGCTTTTTTATGTCCGCGATTCAATGATCACTCGTGCGAATCGCTCACTCTCTACTGACCCCTGATCCATTCTTACCCCTGACCATAGCTATCGACCCTATCCCATTCCCACCTCAGATTGCAACACAAGACCCCCATACCCCCTTTTTCGTGCGAGTCGCGGGTCCCACCCGCCCTCCCTTGGTGTT